TTTAGTCGTTCTTGTTCTGCCAATAGTTTTTCTTCTAATACTTTCAATCCAGATTCTATTTCGGAAACCCTGTCTTTATTATCTTTGATTTGTTGTTCTTTAAACCCCAAGGCAATTTCTTGCCTACAGGTTGGACAATTATCATTCTGTTCAAAGAAACCGATATCAGTCTTATATTTGGATAAGTTGTTCTCAATCTGCGATTCAATTTTAGTAAATTTCTTGAGTCTAGTCTCCACCTCAATTTTGTTTTCCACGTCTGACTGTAATTCATTGATTGCATTGGATGTTTGCTGTATTTTTTCTTGTAATTCAAGTATGTCAGTATTATACAATTTGATTTGATTATCATATTCTTCTATCTTCTCTTCATTAGTTTTTTGGATACTTCTAATATGAGTATTCTGTATTTCAATCTTTGCTTCTACAATTTGTAACTTAGAATTGTTATCTGTAACTTGATCTTTATTACCAGATATCTTATCTTTCAATACAGTATTCATTGTAGAAAATATTTGTATATCTAATAAATCTTCAATGATTGACCTACGATCATTTGCAGATAATTGCATGAATGGTACAAACGATGCAGAACCTAAGATAACAATCTGTGTAAATGATTTGTAGTTTAATTTCAAAATAAACTTTTCTAAGTATTCTTGATAATCTCTACTTGCGGCATCTTGATTTACTAAATCACCATCCTGATATATCTCAAAGATATTAGGTTTGATACCACGAACAATTTTATATTTCTTATTACCAATATCAAATTCACATTCAGTAATACAATCTTTTTGATTGATGGAATTAATTAGTTGTGGTTTATTAATACTTCTAAATGCTTTACCAAACAAAGCAAAACACAATGCATCAAGCATCGTAGATTTACCTGCGCCATTAGAACCAACAATTAAAGTATTGGATGATTTTTGAAAATCAATCTCAGTAAAATAATTGCCAGTGCTAACGAAGTTTTTGTATCTAACTTTTTTGAATACAATCATTAATCAACTCTTTCGACATTTACCGCTTCAACATATAATTCTTTCATTAACCCTTTAAGTATATCAGGTTTTACATTCAATGTCAAGCCGTCAATATACTTATTTAGGATAGTCATAGTATCTTCTGCCTGATTTACCAATTCTTCATCATCGGCAACTGAGGTATCAGTAAAATCTTCAACTATACCTATATCTGAAACACCTACCTTATATAAGTTATCCATTACCACATCAAACAGATATGGGTTCTGTTTATTGATTACCACAATCTTAACATAGGCATCTTTCAATTGTTCATAATCAAAAGACTTCCAATGTGCAAACTCTTGTGTTGTATCATCATAATGTAATTTGTGAAACATCTTATATGGATTAGGTATAAATTCTAATTCTCTTGTCTCAGTATCAAACACATGAAACCCTCTTTGGTCATCATAGTCTGCCCATGTAATTTCATATTGATTACCCAGATATGTTATGTTGCCATTAGTTGATTTGTGATGAAAGTGGCCAGACAATACAGTATCAAATCTATTAAACAATGCCATATCTAATCCAGTTTGACAAACATTACCACGATCCATTTCAAATCCAGATATTTCAAAATGACCAAATACAATTTGACTCTTAGTATTATTTAAAAATTCTAAACTACTTTGATAATTACTTGAATTTATCCATGGTACCAATGCAACATTAACACCATCATATACTCTTTCAACAGGATCAATGTATACATTTACGTTATTGTAATGCTCAAACAATTCATTCATGGCATTAATTTCATTTGTATTCTTGTATGTAACATCATGGTTACCAACAATAACATCCATTTGAATATTGTTCTTTAATAATCTATCAAAGAATCTTTTACGCCAAGAATTCAATGTAACATAATTAATAAATTTTCTACGATCAACAACATCACCTAAATGACAAACATGTTTAATGTTATTTTCTTCTAAGTATGGAAAGAATACATTTTCCCAAAACTTAAAAAAGAATTCATTGAATATTGCACTGTCACCTCTTGCACCGGCATGGGTGTCATTTATTAGGGCTAACTTCATCAAATTCTCCTCTTACCATATACTCTCTTGTATAGGTTCGTCTACGTAATTCACTACTACTAAAGTGGTGATCTCTACGATTAAAATAAATTTCAATACCTCTACCAGCACATATATCTTTTGCAGTGAATTGTTTTTCTTTATATTCATCACCAATGATTCTAACTGATATTGGAAATGAACGGAAGATTTCTTCTAAATCACTTTCATATGTGTATGGTATAATCTGATCAACATATGTAACTGCTTTAAGTTGAATATATCTTTCAACTACACTTTGAATAGGTTCATTCTTTTCTTTCCGATCTATAGATGGATCAGTTTGTAAACCTACAATCAAAAAGTCACATTGAGTCTTTGCTTCTTCTAACATCAATATGTGTCCAGCATGAAGTAAATCAAACGCACTACATGTAAATCCAACTCTCATAATAATCTCCTTAAATTTCTGGTAGTTCTTTCACATCCAATTCAATAAAGTTTTCTATTCCTTTAATCTTTACTTTCTTTTTATTCTTTTTAGTTTCTTCAAAAGTATGAATGAATTCTGATATATTATCATACATCTTGAACTGTTGCATATGCCCATTCTCATCTTCAAACATTTCACCTTCATCTAATAAACCAAACTGTTCTGTTGCTTTGTATTTTACGTATAGTTGTTTCTTCTCTTTGGCAATTCTTCGTAGAAATGCAAAGTAAATAATCTGTGTAAAATAGGCAAATGGATTAGATGATTTGGCAGGATCAAAGTTTCTGAAATACATTATACAGTTTTCAATACCATCTGCAATCATTTCATCTCTAAATGAATATGATACAAAGTTTGGTTTTCTGGATAGGTGTTCTGCAATTTTAATAAAACATTCACCAATATAGTTTGGTACTATAGGTTCTGGTTTATCATCTTTCTTAGCATCAATGCACTTCTGGGTATATTCGTTTAGTGCCTTTAAGAAATCGGCATTGTTGATATAGTGTGTTTTTTTCTTACTCATAATGTTTACCTCATATTTCGCTTGACAGGTTATTCAATCTTTGTTATAATGGTTTTGTCGTTCTTTAATGTAATATTCTTTTCTTATTACTTAATACTTCTTTAATGGTTTCAATACTATCTACATACTCTGAGAACTCTTCTTCTGAAACATCTTCTTCATCACCATCTTCGTTTAATGATTGTTCAATGTGGTCTGACTCTTCAATGATACATTCATTCAAATCAATCACTGCCTTATTATAATAATTAACAAGTGATTCTTTAGGTTCAAATACAGTTAATACATCAGTAGAGTATACTGCAGCAATATTATTTTGAATAATCTCTACAGGTAACCAAGGTACCATCATCATAACTGATTTACCAGTAATCTGTCTTTTAAATAATACTGTCATAGGATTGTTAAGAGTAACAATACCTTCTTCTTTATCTTCTTTCATAGATGCAATGATATCTTCACCTGATTGCATCCTTATTATTTTTATGTTATCCATTTTTCATCTCTATGTTATAAAACTTGTAATTGAACTTCTCATCGTCATACATTTTAACACGTCCAACAAAGTGTGTCAAGGTGTAATTGGTATGTTTACCTATTCTAAAGTCATCAGAGATATCATAAAGAACTGCTTCTTCTTTATTATCACCTAATCTAAGTCCACGACCAATTGATTGTAAATTACGAATTTTTGATTTAGATGGTGAGGCAAATATTACATTATGCAAATTACGTATATTAATACCAGTTGAGAATGTACCATACGAAGCAACGATAATGGCATCTTTTTCACGTTCAGTTATATCTCTAATAGATTCTCTAACTTCGGTATCAGTACCACCATACACAAAAAATACTTTACGTTTACCTGCTTCTTCTTTTATAATATTATGTAGAACTTTACCATGTTTATCTACAAATTGAAATAGTATTAATGAATTACCTTTCAACGACAAGGCAAGATTCTTTATAAATGCGTTTCTTGCTGTGTTCAATACTATATATTCGATCTCTTCTTTGTAGTCCCACTTCTTAGACAACTTACAAACCTCTTCTGGATATTTAAGTATTAAACATTTAATCTTAAATTTAGATAACTGTTTGTTATCCATTAATTCTTTTGTTGTAGTTGCTCTGTATACTGGTCCAAATAACCCTTCTAATACTAATCTGTGTGTTTGTGTACCATCAAGTGTACCAGTGCAACCTATTCTATATTCTGCAAGTGATAGACCAGTCATTATAGTTGTCAATGACTTTGCTTTGAATTGATGTGCTTCATCACCAAGAACAAAATCAAACTGTTCAAAATAATCTGGTGAATTTTTATAGATTGATTGCCATGTAGTGATAGTAAGAAATTTGTTTATTGATTTATCTTTACCAGAATACTGTCTATGGCAATATTCTTCAGAATTATATCCATATGATTTAAAATCACTATACATCTGTTCAACAAGAGATGTAGTGGGTACAATTAATAAACCTTTTTTACAATCTGAATACTGTAGATAACTTAATATCAAATATAATATTAAAGATTTACCTGATGCCGTTGGTGATATTAATAATAATCTTTTATTGCGTATTGATTGAACAAAAGATTTTAATTGGTAATCTCTAACTTCAAAAGGTAATTTTAATGTAGATATAAATTCTTCTGCTTCTTTTACAGAAAATATATTTGTATTACTGATTGAAGAATCTATATCAAGAGTATATTCTCTTGTTTTACAAAAATCTTGTATGTATGGAACAAGACCATGATAGATAGTGTAAGACCTTAAATCTGCAAGTCTTATTTTACCATCCCACAATTTATTTTTATATGCAGGAGTAAATTGATAACCTGGTACATAAAAAGTAAAGAAGTCTGCCAACTCTTGTGCTATATTTCTTTCACATTCAAATTGGATATATGCTTCATTCTTTTTATGTAATATTAAATCAGGCACCTTGAATGAATCTTTCCCATGCTATAAAGTCTCTCAGTTGAAATGTCCTACTATTTAGTTCTTTCATAATACTCTGACACACTTCAACAATTTCATCATGCATAACTTTAATTGCAATATATTTGTTTAGGTCATCATCACTTTCAAGATATGATGCCACTTCAGATTTAAGAACAAAAGGAAATGGTTCCCAACCATACTTCTTAAGTTGGTCATCATCTAGTTTACCGGTATAGTATTCCCACTTTACTCTACGCATTTTGTTATATTTAAACTCTGCTTCTTTAGACAACAACCTATGTCTTGAAAGCATATTCAAGTATTTGCTATGTAATTGTGGTATATTAATTAATTCTCTGCCAGGTTCTGTTCTATCAATCACAGAATCTTTGCGCCACATTTCTAATAATTCATCAAGTTTATTCATAAAAAATCTCCTTAAAAGGAGTATACACTAATTAAAACAGTTTGTCAACATTATAATAGGAAAATCTGAAGGTACAATCGGCAGT